AGTGGCGCCCTCGCTTCCCGCAGGTGGCCGCCGCGGCCGAGCAGCAGTACGGCCTGCCAGCGGGCAGTATCGTGCGGGCCCTCTTTCCACAGGGGTGGCCCTGGGACGAGCCGACCCCTCCGCCGGCCCTCCAGCGGGCGCAAGAAATCTGGCGTCACTATCTCGGGGTATGGTTCGCGCTCGACAACGGCCCAGCTGACTGCGCCGAGCGCGCGGAGGTGCGGCGGCGGCTCGCGACGGCCGAGCGGCGGTGGCGAACCTGCGCCGTGCAGGCCAAAGGCTTGCGGGTGTCGCCGCGGGGGCAGCGCGTGATGCTAGACGAGCGGCTGGCTGCGCTGTACACCCTGCTCGCGCCGACGATCCCCGCCCAGCGACGGGTCGGCCTCGATGCAGCCTCGCGGCGCGCTCCTCGTAACTTCAAACACGACGCGGCCCGGGAAACCGCCCGCCTCGCCACGCTGGCGTATGGGGAGTGCAGCCCCTACGTGTCGCGGGATGTACTGTCGCGCTCCATCACCCTCCAGACGGTAAAGAACGCGATGCTGGTGCGCGCCCCCGCTCGTTAAGTTAGCTCCGCCCACTCGTAGCCCGATTACTAACGGATAGTCTCCTCTAGAACGATAGGCGACCCTTGTTCTGCGCCCCGTAAAAATACTTTCGGCGCAGAAGAGGAGGGTTGCACGATGCAGAACGCCGTCGCGAATGGCGAGGCGATCCGCGTGGCACGCACCCTACGTGGACTAAGCCAACGCGAACTGGGCGAGCGCGTGGGTGTCCCGTCGCATCGCATCTGGAGGATTGAGAACCGAGAAGTCCAGCCGGGCCCGGACCTGCTCGCGAAAATCTGGGGTGCGCTGACGAGCGACCCGCCCCTAAAGGCGGATCCCCAGCCGTGACGCGTGACCCCGAGACGCTCCTAGATGTCCACGAGGCCGCCGCTCTGCTCGGTGTCCCTGCCAGCCACCTCTATATGGAAACGAGGAAGGGCGCCGCGTCGCGTATCCCGCACTTGAAGGTGGGGCGGTATCTGCGATTCCGCCGAGCCGATCTGCTCCGGTGGATTGAGAGCGCCACCCTCGGCGGCCAGCCGGTCGAGCCGGCGCCCCTGGAGCTGGTCCGGGCGACAGCGGGGGGCGGACGGTGAGGATCGCCGTCGACATCGACCATCTTCGCGCGGCGCAGCGGCCCACAACCCGATTGCGGGAGGCGCTGCGCGATCCCGAGCACCCCGCGTGGGGTGGGCCCTGGCCCGAGAGCATCGAGGCGTTCCGCCCGGAGCAGCAGGACGCGATCGAGGAAATCGTCGAGGGCTTTCTAGAAGTTGACACCGTGCTCCTGGACGGCCCCACCGGGTCGGGGAAGACGGCCGTGGCCCGGGCCGTGGCGCGGTGGCACAGGTGGGACAGCGTGTACCTGTGCTCGCGGATCGCCCTCCAAGAGCAAATGGCCGGCGACTACGACGAGGCGGTGCTGGTGAAGGGGCGCAGTAACTACGCCACCTACGACGCGCCGGCCCTCTTCGAGCTGGACCCCGAGGATCCCAAGCGGGTTACGTGCGCGGACTGTAACTTCGAGCCCCAGACAGGGTGCCGCTGGTGCACGCCTCCCCCGGGCCTGACCGTGGGGGACGTCTGCCCCTACAAGCGTAGGAAAGCGACGGCCGTCGCCGCGCCCCTGGCGTGTCTGAACACGGCGTACTTCGCCACCGAGACACGGTACGCGGGGGAGTTTATCGGTCGCGATCTCGCCGTGGCGGACGAGGCCGACCTGCTGGAATCGCTCTTGCGTGGGCAACTGACTATCAACATCCGTCGGCGGCACTTGGCGGAGCTAGAAAGCCGCAAGCACCTCGTGACTCTGCCCACGCCGCGCACCGGACGGGTGACGGCCGACGTGCGCGCCTGGGTCGCGGAAGCTCGGGTCGCTGCCCGGTTCCCCCTAAGCGAGTGCCGCCGGAGGTCCACGGGGTCGGTCGCCGATGAGCGCGAGATCCGTGGGTGGGAAACCCTCTGCGAAGGGCTCGACATAGTCCTGGAAGAATCCGCCGGGGCGCCGTGGGTGGTCGTGGTCGAGGGCGGGGCCGTCGAGTTCAAGCCCGTGCTCGTGGACAAGGTGGCACGCCAGCTGTGGTGGCCTCGCGCCCAGCGCTGGCTCCTGATGTCGGCCACGCTGCTCGACCCCGCGCAGCTAATGCGCGACCTCGGGGTGGACGACGCGAGGCAGTACCGCGTCGTGACCATGGATAGCACGTTTGACCCCGACCGGCGCCAGGTCGTGATGATGCCTCGTGCCAACGTGACGAAGCGGGAGCTAGACCGGGCGGTGCCGAAACTGGGAGCGGGCATCCGCGAAGTCCTGCACCGCCACGCCGGACAACGCGTCCTCGTCCATACCGTGTCCTATGGTCTGCAACAGAGGCTCCGAGAGTACCTGCCCGACGCGCGGTGTCTGTGGCCCTCGGGGGCGCGGGAGGTGGACGCGCTCCTCGACAAGGACACCGGTGGCGCCTTCCTCGCCCGGCCCGACGCCGTACTGGTAGGACCCGCGATGGAGCGGGGGCTCGACCTGAAGGACGATCTGTGCCGCGCCAACATCGTGGCGAAGGTGCCGTATGCCGACCTCGGCGACCCCCAGGTGGACGCCCGTATGGACCTGGCCGACGGCAACGCCTGGTACACGGCGCACACCCTCCGCACCCTCGTCCAGGCGACAGGGCGGGGGATGCGGTGGGAGGGCGACCACTGCACGACGTACATCCTGGACGAGCAGTTCCCCCGGCGGTTCGGTCAATTCGAGCGACTCCTGCCGGCGTGGTGGCTGCGGGCGCTGCGCTCCGAGCCCGCGGGGGCGTGGTAATGGCAAGGCGCACTGCGGTGACCCTCCCACCGAGTAGCACGAACGGTGCGGGCCCGACAACCCGGGTCGGGCTGGGAGGGCCGGCTGTCGTCCTCCCGCCCATCCTCGACCGGGGCCTGTTGGAGGGCCATCCCCCGGGAGTGCCCTGGTGGGAGGCGATCGACGAGCTGGACGAGCTACTCGCGGGCGCTCGGAGTTTCGATCTCGCGACCGTGCCGCCCAAGGACCTGCGGGCGCTCCAGGTGCGGGCCCTGGACCTGATTGCCGCGGAGCCCCCGAAGGACTGGGAGGACCTCCTTTCCGACGCCCACGCCGTGCTCCACTTTACGAGCTACGCGACGGCGCTCGTCGAGATTCGCGAGCGGGCGGACCCGTTGAGGGGGATTCGCGACCCCTACAAGGCGCTGGCCAAGATCGAAAGTCTGCCGATCGGGTGGCGCGGTAACCATCTCCTCAGTGCCCCGTTTCTCGGGCTGGTCCGGAGTCTCCCCAAGGACGGCCGCCTTCAGATCATCGCGCGGGCCATCTGCGTAGAAGGCGCGCCGGAGGAGAAGGTGATCTGGGCCTACCTTACGGATGCCCCGCCCACCCCCGGAGCGGCAGAGGGCGCGGAGGATGCGGTATCGGCCTACGCCCTGGAGGACTTCTACTCCTACCTGCAGCAGGGGTGCTACCTCTACATTCCTATTCGCGCGCTGTGGCCGGCGGGGAGCGTCAACAGCCAAGTGCGTTCGCCGGTGAAAGGGATGCCGGCGAGTACCTGGCTCGACCAGCACCGGCCCATCGGACAGATGACGTGGGCACCGGGGGAACCGCCCGAGATCACGGGTCGACTCCTCTATCAGGGCGGGTGGATCGAGCAGGAGGGGGTGAAGGTCTTCAACCTGTACCTCCCGCCGACGCTCCGGCGGGGCGATGCCTCGAAGGCGCGGCTGTGGCTGGACCACGTGCGGCGCATCTACCCCGACGACGCCAGTCACCTCATTGCCTGGCTCGCGCATCGGGTCCAGCGGCCGGGGGAGAAGATCAACCACGCCATTGTCCTCGGCGGCCCCCAAGGCATCGGGAAGGACTCGGCCCTGGAACCGGCGAAACGGGCGGTGGGCCCCTGGAACTGCGACGAGGTGTCGCCCACGCAAGTGATGGGCCGGTTCAATGGGTATCTGAAGTCGGTCATTCTGCGCATCTCCGAGGCGCGCGACCTTGGCGAGGTCAATCGCTACGCGTTCGCCAGCAAGATGAAAACCATCATTGTGGCCCCGCCGGATGTGCTGCGCATCGACGAGAAGAACCTGAAGGAGTACTACATCCCGAATGTCTGCGCCGTCATCATCACGACGAACGAGCGCGACGCCCTCTATCTGAGCCCGGATGACCGGCGCCACTATGTCGCCTGGAGCGAGTGCCAGAAGGAGGAGTTCCCCAAGCACTACTGGCAGAAGCTGTGGGCCTGGTACGACACGGGAGGCGCCGGCCACGTGGCCGCGTATCTCGCCCAGTACGACCTCACGGGATTCGATGCGAAGGCGCCGCCGCCGCAAACAGCCGCGTGGCACTCGATGGTGGACGCTGGGCTTACGACCGAGGCGGACGAGCTGGCGGCCATCCTCGGAGACTTGGGGAACCCCAAGGCCGTGACGGTGGAAGACCTCGTCACGAAGGCCCCCGTGGGGTTCCAGATGTGGTTGCGGGATGGGAAGAACGCGGTCATCCTCCGCCACCGGCTGGAGGAAGTGGGCTATGTGACGGTGCATAACCCGGGCGACAAGAAGCGGGGACGGTGGACGATCTCCGGGAAGCAGCGCAAGGTCTACGTCCAGCGCGAGTTGAGCCCCAAGGCGCGCATCGCCGCCGCCCAAGAGCGCGTAGGGAGACAGCTGTGACTGTGGGGGCTCGTAGGCGGATAAGGCGGACTAGGCCGATTTCCTATCCTGCTCTCCTACCCCTTCCTATCGACCTAATCGGCCTAATCGGCCTGTGTTCGTTCGGGATAGGATATCGGCCTGTACGGCCTGTACGGCCTACCTTGACCCCTTCGAGGCCCCCTGGCCTGAACGCCAGTTCCACACTTTTCGAGCCACCTTTGATGGGCCTCGCCCCTATGGGCTTCCACCTTCGGGTCCCCCCTACCACCTTCCCCCGAGGAGCCCACGATGCACCCTACGGGCCCCAGCTCTACCTCGATGTCCGCCACTTTCCAAGCCCCCACCTCCATCCCGACGCCCCGACCGTTAGGTATCCTCCCCGGCGGCCAATTTCAGAGTTTAAGAAGTTCAAGGAGTTACGAATGCTGAGACCTGCCGGAATCGGGCTGATTTTCGAGGTCCGCTACCGTTCCGCTACCGCAGAGCCCCGGGCCCAGGGTATCCCCCAGCCCGGGCCCTCGAAACAGCCCGTAGGCCCCTCGGAGGGCTGCTAGTGGGTGAGGTTCAAGCCTTGAAACGCCTCGTTAAGTACACGGGATGGGGCGGGACCTGGGGGCCAATGGCCGATGGACGGAGCAAGATCAGGCGCCGGGCCACCGCGATCAAGAAGGGTTACCTGGCCCTCGGCTATCTCGACACCGCCCCGCTGGCTCGGCAGTGGTTGGAGAAGGCCGCGCTCTTGGAGGCGACCTCGGATATGACCTTGAACCTCCTCGGTGTCGACGCGAAGGCCAACCGCAAAGCCGTCGTCGCCCTCCAGGCCCAGGCGCACCGACTGCTGGACCGCCTGGAGGCCAACGGGTTCCGTCGGCGCAAAGACCCGCTCGCCTTGGCCGCGCAATTTGCCGAGGTCCACCGGGAGACGACCAATGGCGGTTGACCTGCGGGCGCTGTCTGAGGACTTCTTGGCGTTCTGCGCCGCCTACGGGATTCGCCTGTACGACTGGCAACGCGCCGCCTTCGGCGGAGCGACCCGCCGTCGCCATGGGCGCTTCGTCCACGCCTTGGCGGGTATCTCCGTGCCCCGGGGCAATGGGAAGTCTTGGGGCGCTTCGGCCGTGGGCGCGTGGCGCCTGGTAACGGCCCCGCCCCCCTGCCTGATCCTCTCCGAGGCGCTTGACTATGAGGGCGGGCGCATCGTGCAGGACCACGCCAAGGCGCTCCTCCGCGGCCACCCAGCCCTGGAGGCGAGTGTGCAGTTCTTCGCCGACGAGATCCGTGTACCCTCCACGGGGTCGCGCTGGATTATCCGCTCGCGCGATCATCAGTCCTCCCGCGGCCTGCACCCCGACCTCGTGATCTATGACGAAGTGGGCTGGGCCCGGGATGACGAGCTGTTCGCCTCGCTCCTCGCCGCGCAAGCCTCGTGCCGCGATCCCTTGATGCTCGTGGTCTCCACCGTGGGTCGGCGCAAGGCGGGCCCGCTGTGGCGGATCAAGGACCTGGCCGAGGCGCCCGTATGAGCGATCCGCTCCCCGCCGCGCCGCGGGATGTCTACTGGTATTTCACCGGGGCCAACCTCTCCCCGCGCGTCACCCCGGCGTTCCTCGCGCGCCAGCGGCGCCTCCTGTTGCCCGCCCAGTACGCGCGCGAGCACGAGAACCAATGGGTGGACGCCGCTGACTCCTTCGTGCCCGCGGCGGACCTCGACGCCTGCATGACCGGCCGCGAGGTCGCCCGAGGGGAACCGGGCCTGGACTACGCGCTGGCCTGCGACATTGGCCTGGTCCACGACCCCTCTGTGGTCGGCGTCGGCCACCGCACCGGCCCCGTGATCACGATAGACCGGCTCGTTACGCTCCAGGGCGACCGCGAGCGCCCCGTGCAGCTGGCGGCCGTGGAGGACGTCATCTCGCGCCTGTTCGATTGGTTCCCGATCCGCCGGGCGCGGATAGAATCCTGGCAGGGCGTCGGCTCCGCCCAGCGCCTCGCCGCGCGGGGCCTGCCCGTGGAAGTGTTCGCCCCCACGGCCAAGGCGCATAGCGAAGAGTGGCCGCTGCTGGCGCAGGCCCTCGCCAATCGCACGATTGTCCTCCCGCGCCACGAGCGCCTCCGGGAGGAACTCTTGGGCCTGGCCTACGAGGTGACGCCCACGGGCATACGCGTCTCCGACCGTGGCGCCGTCCACCAGGACCACGCCACGGTGGTGCGGATGCTGTGCGCGATGCTGACGGCCCCCGCCCCCCGGCCCCGGCTCTACTTCGGCGACGGCACGGGCGCCAATTGGATCGTTCCCCCCGAGCCCGCCCCCTTCCCCGTCGACGACGGCACCTTGGAGACCACCCCGGAGGAACTGGCCCAGCTGGCCCAAGGGATCAATCCGTGGGCGCGCTAGACCGTCTGCTCGGCCGGGTGCGACCCGAGCCCTCGGGCCTGGTCCCTCTGCGCCTGACGCGGAAGTATCCCCAGCCCGGCGGCCCCGTGTACTGCGCGGGCGAAATCGCCGGCTTCCCTCCGCAGGAGGCCGCCCGCCTCCTCGCCGAGGGCTCCGCGAAACGGTGCGCCCCCGATACGCAATCCGATGTGCGCCCGCGCCAGGATCCCGAGACCACTTGGCGCTATGTCGGCAGACCGCTGGACGACGAAACCCAATGGACCTCGGATAGAGACTCGCCCCTGTGAGCCGCCACCGGTCCCGCAGCGCAATGAATGCCCGCGACCCCCGCACCCGGCTTGCCATCCGCCGCGCCCTCCCCCGGTCACCCGTCATTGACCTCCGGCGCTTGGCTGCCCTGTGCGCCCGCGCCGCGCGAACAGGAGATTGACCAATGCCCTTGAACCTCGCCCACTGGCCGATGATGACCACCGCGGAGAAGCTCAATCATTGCGCCGATCTGACGACGATCGTGCCAATGGCCGGTCCGTCGCCGCGTCTCGTCACTTTCCAGGTCAGATGTGGCCCGTTCTTCAAAGGCGAGACCGCGGGCTTGCCCGCCGCGGAGGCGTTGGCCGTGGTCGGCGCTGGCTTTGCGAGCTTCGTCGTATGACGCCCGTTGACAATACCGAGCGGACCTCGAAGTCCAAGAAGCAAAAGCGCCGCGCCCGCCGCACTGCCGGCCCTCCGGCTCCGCGCAGGCCGCTCAACTCCCCCGTGAACCAGCCAAAGTGGCCCGCCGACTTCATTGTGACGAAGACAGGAGCGTAGCCCTATGAGCACCACCGTCGAGAAGACGATCCACGGCGCCGCGATCCCGGCCCTGGTCAAGAAGCTGGCCAGCCGGGCCTTTCGATTCCGCGCCTCCACGGGCGCCGTCGACCGGATGAAGGACACCGTGGCCCCGGACAAATGGCAACTGGCGGGGCCGGTGCCCCTCTTGTGGAACCACGATACGTCAATCCCCGCCTTGGGAGTGGCGCGCCCCCACGTGACCTCTGGGGCGCTGCTGTGCGACGTGGAGTTCCTGCCCCCGGGATTGAACGCCCTGGCCGACGAGATGGTCGCGCGGATTGAAGCTGGGTTTCCGCCGCAGTGCTCCGTCGGGTTCCTTGCCACGGAGACCCCCACGCGGAACACTGCCGGGGGGACAGCCTACCGGGGCCAGTCGCTCCTGGAACTGAGCCTCGTGAACATTCCCGCGAATGCGGATGCGCGCCTCGTGCCGCAGATGCGCGCTGCGGATCCCGCTCCGATTGTCCAGTGGCTGGTCGCCAAGGGCGTGGCCCCCTTCCCGAGGGCGCCCCTCCGCCTCGCCAAAGGTGAAATTCGCCTTGGCCCCGCCCCAACCCTCGCGGGCACAGCGCCCGGCGAAGTACGCATAGGCGGCGGCACCTCCGCGGTCGCTCTCGCGCAGGCGTTCCCCTCGATTACTCGTCTCCTCCGCCCACCCACGATGAAGTCCAACCCTCTGGACCTGCCCCCGGGCATTTCCGAGCGGGACGTGCGACGGATGGTCGTGGACGGGGTGAAGATCGCCCTGGCCCAGGCCGTCCGTCGGCTGCGCGCGGATTACTGATATGGCGGCGCCCGCGAAGACGATAGCCCCGCCCGAGCCCGGGCTCCACAATGGCGCGGGTGACGCGCGCTTGGCCGAGGCGGTAGACGCCCTCGCCCGAGCCCGGGCCCACGTCCGAGCGCTCGACGCGGTACGCGATGATCCCACGGCAACGCGGCTGGCCAGACTCTCCGCTGAACGTGACCTGATCGCCGCGTTGACCGCGGAGCAGACCGCCGAGATTGCCCAACTGGAATGCGCGGAGGAGGTTCGCGCGGCGAGGGAGCGCCACCGAGCGGAGATGCACGCGCTCCACGAGCCCGCGATCCGAGCGACAGGCGCCGCGTTCCAGACGGCCCTCGAAGAGCTACTCGATGGCCCCTATCGCGACCTCGTCGCCGCACTGACGGAGTATCAGGGGTTGGTGGGCACCACGTACAAATACGCCGTGGAGATGGCGGTGTGGCCTCAGACAGCCGAGATGATCGCCTTTCGGCGCAAGAACCTGACCACCTTAGGATTGCTGGATTGACCGTGAGATTCGATGTCGACCGGGGGGCAAAACCGGGTGCCGGACGGGCGCCCGGACGTCGAACTCCCCTGCGGGTTGCTGCCCCGGCGGTGCACGACCTACGCGGGTCCGTGCAGCGCTCCTTTCGCCCGCGCGGGAGACCGTCCATTCATACTTGGTCGTAGGAGGTTTCGCGGGCTTGTCGGTTACTACCGGGTTTGTGCTCATGGTGGCGCGAACCTAGCTAGACTCCCCCATCAGAATACTACTTGGCAGGAGAGGAACGTCGGACCATTGGTGCAGGTGTCGGTGCCGGCCTCGCCATTCAGAGTGTTGTTCCCAGGACCACCGTCGAGGAAGTCGTTACCTGGACCCGCCTCGATCCTATCGTTGCCTTCCCCACCGAAGAGCGTGTCGTCCCCCTGCTGACCCTTGATCAGGTCGTCCCCTGGGCCGCCATCGATCCAGTCGTTCCCGTAGCCCCCCTCGATCCTGTCGTCGCCGTCGCCTCCGCAGATGATGTCGTCGCCATCGAGGCCCTTAATCAGATCCGGGCCGTCGGTGCCGACCATGACGTCGTTGCCCGACGTCCCGCGCAGAGTGCCGATGTAGGTCTTCCCGTCGTCGGGACCGCCGACGACTACGCCGTCTTGCACGAAGATCGTGGCATCATTCCCGAGACACCCAAGCCCGGGTGGGGGTCCGCCGTTGAAGAGAGACATCACCTGCGACTCGGTCAACGGCCCGTCGTAGAATCGAATGCGATCCACAACGCCGCTAGACGCCTCGACCGTGTCATCAATGAAGAAGTGGGTGAAACTTCCGAACACAGCGTGGTTCCCGAGGTCGGTAAAAGAAATGCTCGGAACACCGTTGACGTAGCCGACAACCGTGCTGGAGATTGCGTCGCGTGTGAAGACTACGTGTGCGTCCTGGTTAGTCTGAAACACCGCTGGTCCTATGATGTCCTGACTCCCTCCGGGGAACGCTGAGATGAAAAAGTCGAGCGCTGCGCCGACGACATACAAACCAGTGTCCTTCGTGAGGTTCTGGAAATCCAAGACTCGCGCGTAGTGCCCGACGTCGGACAGCCTGAAAATCATCTCGATTGAATAGTGCGCGGGGTCAGCTAGGGCGTCACCAACACTCAAGCCTTGATTCGGACCGAAGGAGTAGTTGGAGGGGCCGAGCGTGCCGCCAGCCGATACGAGATTAGGTCCGCCTAGCGTGTCGGCTAGATTTCCGTTCAACTCGTAGATGTGCGTCACGGTCGCAGCGTGGGCCGAGGAAAGCAGCGTGAGGATGAGCGAGCCGTGTAGGCCGAGTAGCAGGAGTCGTAGCGTAGTCTGGCGGACCGCGAACATAGAGGCCCCCTCCTCATTCACCGGCGCGAAGCTAAGGGCTTCTGGGTCGGTGTGGGAAAGGATGCGGGACAGGAGCCGCAAGGTGCAACAGGGGAAATCACGTCTCGCAGGATCGCCGCACAGGCGATGTCACCGATGGCACATTATCGGTAATGGGTTGCAGCTATTTGGAGTGGAGGGGTTGATTGTAAGCACGCACCGAAACCGCCGCTGACCCGCCCCCGTCGAGGGCGTCACCTAACCGCTCCACCCGGGCGGGTCGCCCTCGGGCCCGTGGGGGCCTCTCGGACGCCTCTAGCGGGGGCCTAGCCGCCCCTAGGACGTGGGCAAAGGGGCGAGGCCAAGGGATCGTACAC